TGATACCGATGCCCTCGTTGGACCGCGGCTGCAGGAATTCGATGCGCACGGCCGGCCGATCTACCGGATCGAATACCCGGTGCTGGGCCAGTTCATGCTTTCGACGGCGGCCGTGCAGGTGGTCCAGGGGCCGGTCGGATCGGGCAAGTCGAAGCTCTGCAACCTGAAGGCCTGGAAGGTCGCATCGGAGCAGCGTCCGGGGCGCGACGGCATCCGGCACACCCGCGGGGTTGTGATCCGCAACACCTATCCGGAGCTGATCGGCACTACGATGCGGACCTGGAAGGACACCTATCCGGAGGATGTCTATGGCCGGATCGTGATGTCGAAGCCCGCGGTGGCGCGCTACCGGGTTGGAGACGTCGACATGGAGGTCGACTTCCTGGCGATGGACAAGGACGACGATATCAAGAAGCTGCGCTCGTCCGAGTACACCTGGGGCTACATCAACGAGCTGCAATATCTGCCGAAGCCCCTTTTCGACGAAATCCAGTCCCGTATCGAGATGGGGCGCTATCCGGCCATGAAGGACGGCGGCCCGACGTGGCACGGCCTGTGGGCCGACATGAACGCGCCTGACGACGATCACTTCATTGCGATGATGACCGGGCAGACCGAATGGCCGGACAACATGCCGGACGACGAGCGGGCCGCGCTGACCTGGCCGCCCGAGTGGGATTTCTTCATGCAGCCGCCGGGGCTGATCGAGATCATCGGCCCCGACCGCAAGCCGAGCGGCGAATACCGGATGAACCCCGCGGCCGAAAATGCCAAATGGCTCGCGAAGGATGCCTATCTCAAGATGATCCGTGGCAAGTCGCGGGCGTGGATCAAGTCGAACGTGCTCAACCAGATCGCGCTGGTGATCGATGGCGATCCGGTATGGCCGTGGTTCCGCCGCGAAGTTTACGTGGCCGGCAAGGTGCTGGCGCCGGTGCCGGGGCATGATCTGTGGATTTCACTGGATTTCGGCCGCAAGCCGGCGGCACTCTTTGGGCAATTCATCAATAATCGGGTTGTTCTATTGGAGGAGATGCAGGCTTTCAACGAGGGCGCGGTCACGTTTGCCCCGAAGGTCAAGCGGCGGCTTGAGCAGCGTTATTCCGGCTATGCGTTCCGGATTTGTGGAGACCCCAAGGGGCGCGACAAGAACGACAGCGATGATCGGTGCGCCTATGACGTATGGGCCTCGCTCGGCATGCCGGTGACGCCGGCGCCGATCAAGCAGAATCTTCTCCAGCCCCGCATCGAGGCGGTGGAATTCCTGGGCGCCTCGATGTACGACGCGCGCCCGCGGCTGCTGGTCTCACCGGCGTGCCGGACCTTGATCGTCGGCATGGAAGGCCGATACTGCTACGAGAAGAAGCAGAATTCACAGGAAACCCACAAGGAGCCGAAGGACAATCACTACACGCACCTATGCGACTGCCTGCAATACATGGTACTTTCGATGGGCGAGGGCCGCCGGATGATCGGGCTGCGGCCCGCCGGCCAGGTCCGCGCGGTGCAGACGCGGGTGCGGCGAAGCCTGCGGAGGGTCGAATGAAGGCGGTGCCCCGCGATGGACTTGCTTCCAACCGATAGCATCGGCACCCCCGCGCGCTGGCTGATCTGCTTTCAGCGCCATTCCGACCTGTGGTGGGTCGAGCGCTTCTGCCCCGGCCGCTTCAAGCACGTCCGGGCGTTCGGATATGCGCGCGAGCCCGATTGCTGGATTTTCTACGACGTGGCGCTGCGAACCACCGTGCATCTCGCGCGCGGCGGCGCGGCGCGCGCCCTGATGCTCGACTGGACCCGTGACGCCGTGGTGCTGGCGATGGACCCCCTCCCCGGCTACCGCGTCCGCCTGCCGCCGTTCTGCTGCACCACCGCCATTGCGAACCTGATGGGCGTCCGGACGGCGATTTTCCCCACAGCGCTGTATCGGCACTGCTTGCGCGCCGGGGCGATTGAGGTAGAGTCGGCGGCATGATTCAATTTCTCAAGATGCTCGCAGGCTTAGTTGTCGCATGGCTATTCTTGACTATGGCGTGGACTTCGTTTCAAGTGGAGCGCGCCATCAACCGCTGGCGTCGATTCCGCCTTTGGGCAAACCTTTAGCGGTGCGTTGCCCGCCGCCGCCCGCCGCGCCCTATTGCGCGGGCGATGCAGAAGCCCCAGACCCCGACCATAGCGGCATCCGACCCGCTGCTTGACGCGCAGCTCGCGCAAGGCCAGTCGGATCAGTTGCGCGCGCTCCAGACGCAGGCACAGGGCGACACCGCATCCCTGATGGCCCGCTACGGCGCGCGTCTTGCGATGGCGGGTGCCGCCGCAGGCACACCGCTGCCGTCAGTCGCCGCCATGCCCGGCCGGGTGGCGTGATGGCCGATGAGCCCGAATACCGCGACAATCCGCGCGAGGAAACCGAGGAGCTCGCCCAGGAAGGCCGCGATAGCCTCAAGGCCTGCCGGACCTGGAAGGCGATCTGGGAGCCCGAGGTTCGCGAATGCTACTTCCTGGCCGCCCCGCACCGCCAGCGCATCGTCATCTCGACCACGGCGCCCCCGCAGCGGCCGATCAAGGACGAGGGCGACCTCAACACCGACCTGGCGTTCGAGCTGTGCGGCGACTTCGCCACCGAAGTCACCAACACCTACCTGCCCGAAGCACTCAATTGGTGCGAGCGCGGCCGCGGCGAGCGCACCTCCGAAAATGCCTGGAATCAGGTCAAGGATCGCGTCAAGGCCGCCGATACCGCGATCCATCTCGCTATCCGGGCGTCGAACTTCTATGCCGAATGGGCGAAGGTTTCTGATCCCGATCTGTCGATCGGCACCGTCGCGATGTGGTCGCACCGGCCGCGCCCCGGCGGCCCGGTCGAATGGCTTGCGGTGCCGTTGCGCGAGCTTGAGATCAACATGGGTCCCGACGGCAATGTCGATGACCGCTGGGTGATCCGCAAGACCCGCAATAAATATGTGCGGCGCATCCTCGCCGACGACGATATCTGGGCCAAGGTCCCGGAGGCCATCAAGAAAATCATCGCGGAAAAGCCCGGCGACGGCGCCGAGGTCAATTGGGGTTTCTGGCGGCTGTGGGATGAAGTCGGCGATGTCGTCTGGCAGCACGTCATCTACATCAAGAACGAGCTTGTGCATGCCTGCAAGCTGCGCGGCGAGGGCTGCTGCCCACTCCTGGTGATGCGCTGGAATCCGAATGCCGACTGGCCGTTCGGCTACGGCCCGCTGATGCAATACCGTCCGTCGCTGCGCCAGGTCGACGAGCTCGAATACATGCGCATGGAACACACCGACCTGGCGTCGCGGCCGCCGATCGGCTACCCGGACGATTCGTTCACCAACATCGAGCAGGGCCTTGAGCCCGGCATGGCGTACCCGATCCGCCCGGGGACCGGCAATGACATCAAGCCGATCTACGTGGCGCCGCCGCAGGACGCCGCGAAATACACCTTCGACGACAAGGCGCAACGTTTGCGCAAGGGCTTCTACGTCGATTTTCCGGTGCAGACCGGCGACACCCCGCCGACGCTCGGGCAATGGCTCGACGAGATGGCGCGCGCGCAGCGCCGCATCGGCCGGCCGGGCCTGCCGTTCTGGCGCGAGGGGCCGGCGCAGATTTTCATCCGCACCATGTACCTGATGGAGAAGGCCGGCTCGGTCGAGAAGATCACCATTGATGGCGTCGCGGTCGCGCTGATGCCGTACAACCCGACCCAGCGCGCCGCCGAACAGCAGGATATCGCGATGCTGGTTCATGCGCTGCAAATCTGCGCGCAGTTCTTCCCGGAGGAATTCAAGGTCCAGATCGACGGCGCCGAAACGATGAAGCGGCTGCTTGAGAAAATGCGCGTGATGGCGATGGTGAAGTTCCGCGACCAGGCGCACATCGCGGCGGCCGTCGAGCAAATCCAGAAGCTCACCGGCGGTCAGGCGCCCGGCGCCCAGGGCGCGGGCCAGATATCGGGGCAACAGGCGGCATGACCGACGAACAGATCAACCCCATTGCCGAGGAAATCGAGGCCCTCAAGCGCATTGCGCTGACCCGCGATGGCGTGATGCTGCACCGGTATCTGCGGCGGGTTTTGGAGGCCGTTTACGAGTTCGAGAGCGACGGTGCGTTGCGAGCGCACACCGGAAGGCGGACCTTGGCGCGCGACATGATGAAGATCATGGCCGAAGGCATCGAGGGCTCGAATGGTCGATCAGACGGGAACGGGGACGCAGCAATCCTCGCAGGGCACGCAAACCCAGCAGGGCAGCGCTCAAGGTACGGGCGGCGCCTCGGCGGCTCAGAGCCAATCCCAGACTGGCCAAGCGTCGATCGCCCAGGCGACGGCGAAAGTTAGGCCCGATTGGGCGCCCGAAGCCGCCTGGAAGGCCGACACCGGGCTCGACGCGGATGCTTTCGGCAAGCACTGGAACGAGAAAATCGTCCCCGTCATCACCCGCGACGCCGCCGAGCAATCGCACCGGCTGTCGTTGCCGCAGAAGCCCGAGGACTACAAGCTCGAACTGCC